CGTTGAATCATTGTTATAATATGATGGAGCACCTCCATACGTGTAATTTAAATTCAGAAAATTCATACCCGTTCCTGATGGATAACTATTGATGAGAGACACGTACAGTCCAGTCTGTGTATTTAAAGACGTACCAGCTGTCTGGATCCAGCCAGATTGTTGCAACGTATATGTCGGTGTTACCGTGTTCGACGATGTCGTCGTATAGACGAGGTTTCCGTAGGCATCGGTATACGAGTACCCAAGAGGGTCGAGTCCCCAAAAGATTGGAGAACCCGCGTTATTTGAAAGGAGTGTTGATTGAACAATGACGTTTGAAAGACCATTGTTGGCCGATGATGTGAAAACAAACTGATTCGTACTCGAGTTATAATAACTTCCATATGAAAAAATTGAAGATGCCCATATAAAGTATTGACTTATTGAATAATAAGGAACAGCATATGATCCTTGAGCTTGGACTATAGTCCCGTTTGTAAACCCTAACCACAACTGAGGAACGTTCGTCGGGCTCGGGGCGAGAGGCCACGTCCAGTCATTTCCGGAATTGTACAGAGCCGGAAGTGTCATTTTGAGAGTAAGGCACCTTATAAGATCTCCCTTTGGCGGAATATGACAAATACTCGTGCCCCCATATGTTATTATTTGATCGTTAAAAGGAATATCATACGCCTCGAGCACAAACGGCGTGTGTCTTTTGTACACGCCTGAAAAATACGTCACCTGTGGTTCACCAGAAAGGTACGCATCTTGTTGTCCAATTGCCGCGAGTTGTATGTATCCTGCGGACATCCTACTAGTACGGAGTAATATTTTTCAGACGGGTACATCGCGCTCCAGTCCACTCTGAATTTTGTTTCGAAAATGTAGGAAGGAGTATGTCTTTGGCGCTCCGAAAGTTTGACCCGTCCAAAATGGGTGATGACAAGGTCTGCGTCTTCATAGGCAAACGTGGAACGGGCAAGTCAACACTCGTCACGGACATTTTGTGGAACAAGAAACACTTGCCGGCCGGCATCGCCATGTCGGGGACTGAAGAGGGAAACGGATACTATAAACAGTTTATTCCGGACCTCTTTGTCTTTGGGGACTACAACAAAGACGCCCTTGAGAAACTCATAGAGCGTCAGAAGAAGCTCTTGGCTGTGGGTCGGTGCGCCCCCGTTTTTGTCCTTATGGATGACTGTATGTATGATCGAGCCTTTATGAAGGATACGGCAATCCGCCAACTCTTTATGAACGGGCGCCACTGGAAGATTTTCTTCATGATGACGACCCAGTACTGTATGGACATGACCCCCATGATCCGAACCAACGTGGACTACGTGTTTGCTCTCCGAGACAACGTCCGTCAGAACCGTGAAAACCTCTACAAGGCGTTCTTTGGGGTCTTTCCAAACTTTGACCAGTTTTGTCAGGTTATGGATGCGTGTACCGAAAACTACGAGTGTCTGGTTCTGGATAACACATCAAAAAGCAACAGAATCACAGACTGCGTCTTTTGGTACAAAGCGCCCATCAGGCGAAACTTCCGAGTCGGGTCTCCAGCGTTTTGGCAGTACCATCAGAGACATTACAGTGCACGGGCCGCACAAAGACCGGCGCAACCCGAACCTCAGGTCAAGAGACGGGGCGGGTCCGTAAACGTCGTCAAACGCGCTTGACATCCTTTCTTAATTTCCTTTTAAAATTCAGATGGCTCAGATGCTCACGTATGATCCAGACGCGAGTTCTCTTATAAGTGATATTATCGATCAGCAAGAAATGCCTTTAAACGAAGAGATTGCACGGCAAGCTCTTGCTCGGGACCCTCAAGCCTCCCAGAAGTCGGTTCCCACGGGTTTATTGAGACCAGAAAAAAAGATTGACGAATCTCAAATGGCTGACTTTTCAACACCAATTGATGAACTGATGCAAAACGAAGTGTCTGGGTCCCCGTACGGAGGCGGCCCTCAGCAGCCACAGGCGCCCTCGGCCTCCCGCGCACACGTCTCGTCCCCCGATAAGAAGAAAAGTGCGGCGTCTGGAAATCCATTTGGTCTGACGGACGAACAGTATCAGGCGGCTCTCGCCGGTGTCGCGGCCGTTATTGCCTTCTCCAAGCCAGTTCAGTCTCGGCTCCGTACGATGGTTCCCAAGTTTGTGGGCGAGACGGGTGACGTGTCACTCACAGGCTTTGCCGTGACGGCTTTCATTGCAGCCCTCGTGTTTTACATTATTAAGAAATACGTGATTGAAAAGGCCTAGTCCTTCACCGCGTCCCCACAGTACACACGTTCCCCATCTAAAGTGTACAAGCCGTTTTGAACACAAAGCTTTTTGAGCGCCTCGAAATTTGTCCAAAAATGCGTCGTGTGATCGTACTCTGGCACAGACATGTGTGCCAATTCGTGAATGAGTACATACATCGCCGAATTTACATCGTCTCCGTCCAGACAGATGTAAATTTCGTACCCCTTGTTCACGTTTGAACCTATAGGCCCTTTGGACTTGTTCCAGCCGCTCATACCCGTAAGGATCGAAGGCTTCAGCACGCCTTTCCACATGGGGTCGCCCGACTGACGCAACATGTCCAGAGTGGCCCAGTACCTTTGTTTCAGTTCAGACAACATGGGAGGTTCCTGATGAAACCAAAACACCAAAAGTAGCATCACAAACAAAATACCCGCGATGATCTGGAAGGTCATCTTATCTACTCTTACGAAAGACAAATTTTGAATACAAATCAGATATGAGCCCCGTCGGCTCGGGAAGCATGGGTTCCCACACGACCAAGTCGAGACCGAGGGCTGCAAGGTCCTGAACAAGTACAGTGGCGTCCAGTACAGGCTCTTCACGCCCCCCATCTGCATAGAACGGCCCGTCAACCAAACGGACATTCAAGCGACGTCCACCCTGATACAAATCAAACTCGTTCCCCAAAGGGTCCTTGTAGTGTCCGTACTGGTCCGCGAGCGCCTCGGCCCTCGCCTTTTCAGGCGCGACGCCCATGAGCAGACCGTTTGGGTTCAGGGAACACGCAATAGCCTTGAGGGACGTTCTGTACGTCACGGGGTCTTCACAGATGTATTGGAGCGAAAAGTTGTAACAGATGACGTCATACGGGCCGGCAAAAGCCGCCTGAATAATACTTCCTTGGCCGAGAAACCATACGCCAAACTGCATATCGTGAGCCCGCTGTTCCGCCTCGCACAGAGACGCCTCGTCTGGGTCAATGGCGAAGACGTGGACTCGGGCCGCCTTCCACTTGTGCCAGTCGCCACCTCGGCCACACCCACAGTCGAGCACCTTCGTCCCAGGGAGGACCCAGCGCTGAATCAACTGACGCTTTGCATCGTTGTGCATCTTTCGCATGTGCTCATTTGAATGCGCCATTTAGCTTAAAAAATAAGCGCTCGTTCCTTTTATATGGGGTCTCTCGAGCAAGACTACTTGACTGTTCCTGGCCAGCTGTTTGCGTGCATTTCGTTTGTCGGCCCGGATCAGCCTCAGAGGAACGAGAAGCTCGGTCTCAAGATTCGCGGGTGCTTCTCAACTCGCGATGAGGCGGCGAGTCACGCCAAGCGTCTTCAGAAGGAGGATGCCCTCGTGGACATTTACGTCGTGGATATGTACAAGTGGCTCCTCGTTCCCCCCGACCGCGAGCAGATTGAGGATGTGCATTACCAGAACGATAAGCTCGAGGAGATTATGACCAAGTACCGCGCGAACCAGAGCGCGGCCGCCGCAATGTTCGAGAAGCGCAAGCGCGACATGATGGCCACGCCCATTCCCGGCCCTTACCCGTACATCGACCCAGCCGATGAGAACTCCAAGTTTTACACCAAGCCAGACGTTCCACCAATCCCTCACCCGTCCGAGTTTATCGAGGATCTGAAGAAGGAGTTTCCAGACAAGGATATGGCCGAGATTGTCAAGATGGCCGATGAGAAGGTGGCGAAGATTATGGAGGAGCGTAAGCTGCCCGCTGTTCAGTTTGAGACAGTTCCAGAGGGGGACGAGACTTCTGCACAGGAGTCGAGTGGAGGGGCTTCTCACGGGGACGATGACGTCCCAGACCAATCAGCGTAAAAAACCTAGATAAATAACAGATGGACCTTTTCACAGCACTTCCCACGTGGCAATTTGTCCTCGTGGTAATTACTGGCGCCATGACTATTTTCACGGGTCTTTATCTTTTACGACGAGGGTACGTTGCACCCATTGCCTCGGTCATTGCCGTTGCTTTTGTGTTGTATCTCCTTATTTCGCGGATAGGGGCTTCAGTAAACTCGCAGCCTCCACCAACAGATGACGGAACTGGTGGGACCCAATTTGGCGCATTTCGTCAGATGGAACCAGCCGATCAAACTCGTGTAAATCCATGGACGGGGATATTACAGGAGGATGTGTATGTGAACCGTACAGGTCCTATAGGTGATTTTGTTGGGAACGATGATTACGCAAAGAACGCACCTTTGTATTCTATTACTTCATAGGGTTCACGATAATGGGACGCATATTCATAATAAGTACACCGATAACAATACCAATCAAAATAAGAGCAATGTGATTTTCTTTGAGTGAGTCGAAGACGTTCTGTTGGTGTACCACCGGAACAAAACGTCTCGGTGGCGGCTGATCGTCAAAATCCGGTTGAGGAGTCCACGCTCGAGGACGGGGTTCATGCTCGGGCTGCTGCGGGACGCTTCTTGACGACGGCTCGGCGCTTTGCGACAGGAACGGCAGGTTCTCCATCCTCGTCACTGTCACTTACATCACTCTCACTTTTATCTGGCACAACAAATCCTTCTAAATTTCCATCTTCGTCTGCATCAGATTCATCTTCCTCCTCGTCGCTCTCCGTCTCGATATCCTCGGATGCGTCGCCCTTGTCATCTTCCGTGTCGTAGTCTTCGGGGGCGTAGTCGTCCTCGACCTGCTCAACAGGCTCGTAGCGTACAGGGGGCTTGGGGACGCGGCCCGAGCGGGTCCGCGTACCAGCGCCTTCGGAGCTGGACTCGAGGGTAACAAGGTTTGGAGTAGCTGTCGCGATTCCAACTCCTGCGGAGTTGATCTCATTGCCCGTGGCTCTTGACGGGTCCCGGGTCGCGCGTGTCGGCATATTCTGGGTATTCCATAAGCGATTCGTTTAAGTAACGTGGGAAGAAGTAAAGTCCCTGTGAAATTGCATTTTGATTCAAAATAACTTCACCCTCGTACCCCAACTGAAACGCCATTCCTGCGAGCT